TCTAAAAAGATAGCATAAAAGGTTGTATTGGTTGTTCCAATACCCGCAACAAAAGTTTCAAAACCTTCTACTGCCCCTGCTAAATTGAGGGTGCCTGTTCCTGTTGTTGTACTGGTTTCTTTTACACGATCATTAATACTAAAAGCCATTATGCGACCTCTCTGTCATCGACATCTGTCCATACATTATTAGCAGAATCATCGACTTCTGTCCACGTATTAGTATTACTGTCGTCTACAGGAGTCCATGCATTATTGACTCCCGGTATCACAGGAGACCATGCGATAACACCGACACCTGTTTGACCAACGGATAATCCAATACCTGTTGGAGTAACTAAAGCGGAAGCTGTTGTGGTGACACTGCCTTGAGCAGAAGTAATCGCCTGTCCTGTAACAGGGACATCGGCTCCTGCTTGACCTTCAGCCTGACCTTGGACAACGGATAAAGCTATTCCTGTAGGGGTGACTAAAGCTGAACCAGTGACATTTTCATCACCAATTGCTGTGGTTAAACTTTGTCCTGTAACGTCAACATCAACATTAGTAAAGGCAACAACATCTCCTTGAGCTGAGGTTAGTGCTATTCCTGTGACAGGAACATTAGCGTCAGCGGAAACTGTTTCATCACCGATTGCTGTAGATATAGCTTGTCCTGTAAGAGAGACAACGGCAGATCCTGTAACAACAGAATCACCAATAGTTGTTTCAATAAGAGCTTCTGCTCCAACGACAATGGTCGTCTGACCACCTGCGGAAATAGAATAAGGACCAATTGCAGAGGATATTGACTGTCCTGTTAAAGATACAGTCACATCAGGTAAGAAGATAGTGACATCTCCTTCTGCTGGAGTTAGAGATTCACCTGTTGGGAAAGCAGTGACTCCTGCTCCAATTGCAACGGAACCTTGAGCACTAGATAAAACTTGTCCAGTAACTGTAACGTTAGCATCCGCACTAACGGTTTCGTTACCTATAGCTGTACTGAGAGATTGTCCTGTAAGTGTAACAACAGCACTACCAGATATAGTAGCTGTTCCAACAGCAGTGTTTAATGCTTCTCCAGAAAGAACAACTCTAACGTTCTTACTACCTTGAGCACTAAACGAATCTTCAGCAAAGGTTGTAGTTCCAAAAAACATAATTGTATCTTAGCCCAACTACAACAAAAGCTAAATGATTATATTAAGATATTCTTAATATAGCGTTAGATGAATCTGCTGTTGGGAACTGAATTGTAAATGTACCTGATGTTGAAGTCTTCACTGCACCAAAATCTAAAACCATAACTGCTGCATTTGTATTAGTTGTTGCAGTAGTGTTTGCGTTATAGATAACGGCAGCTTGCGCTGAGATTGTTGCACTTGTAAAACTTAAATCACTGAAATCAATGAATGCTGTTGCACCAGATCCTGAGGCACCTGAATTTGTCAATGCTCCACCACCTGCAGCATAAGTACCTGAAGCACCTACTTCGTTACCTGTAATGTACGCAGTAGTAGTAGCACTAAGGGTTGCAGAGTCTGTATACAAAGCAAGTTTAAAGGCGTCTCCACCAGATGATCGAAAATCGTGTTCGCCTTGTAATAGTTCTACTTTAAAACTATTGCAGACTGCTTGTGTAATGGCCATCTTTACTTACCTCCTGGAGTCACTGATTGTAACGGCACACGCAGGACTCCGTCTGCGTATTCGTCTCTTCGTTTCCTGCCCATTTGGGTAACAGATAAACCTTGTACAGCTTGACTGTACTTCTGATCGTATAATTGCACAAATGTAGGATTTTTCAAGTAGGAAAAGGCTTCAGCACATACACCATATATTAAAATTTCAGGAGCATTTGTAGAAAGAAAAGTTGTAGTATTTGTGCTTGATAATCTATCGGGTGTTTTATTATACCAGAGTTCTACTGTATAGGCAGCATCTGGTGTAGGTGCAAATATAAGGGTATTCTGATCCCAGTTTGCATAATAAAATGGTTTTCCTGTGTTATTAATTCTATCTACATTATATTCGTCAATAAAAGTTGTATCTCTTTGTTCTGCCCAAGTACGATCTTTTGTTGTATTATCAACAATTTGAACACCTCTCTCTAAATCAAAATCATCAGGTAAGGTAATAAAAGGACTGCCTATGGTAAAACTTGAAGTAGCAAATTTACGGAAAGCATCAAGATCAAGTTGTTTTTGTACTTTATTTTCAGTGTTAATTATAAATACATTAAGAATAGCATCTGTTAAAACATCAGATCCTACCTCTGTATAGTTTCTAACATTGCTAAGAAGTTCAGTATAATTCATGATATGCTCACAGTGACATTACCAACTTTAGTAGTAATTATCAACTTTTTGATTTCAGTAGAAGGCTGCATTCCATCAGATTCAAATATACTATCACCAGGTGCTCCGACAAATACTGTTACAGGTTCTTGTCTTGCTGGTCTTGGATCATGTAAAGCTACGGCATCTGCAGGATGATAAGGTGGATCTAGTTGTGGATGTTTAGGTTCAAAACATTCAGGACATGTAAATAAACCATTCCATTCTTGTCTTAATTCAAGATATTTATATTGTTGACCACATCTATCGCAGATAGCTAGTGCAAATTTACCGTTTGCAAAAGTCATTTTACCCTACATAAAAGTCACGAGGCACAATGTGCACTGAAGTAGATTGACTATCTTCTGTTAATGCTCTTTGTAATTCTGCTTCGTATCTTCTTTCTAATTCTTGTGAACGTTCAGGAGCCACCTCTTGTGATGTGTAGTAGGCTAGTCCTGAAACTAAACAAGGTAAAAATCTGTAAGGAGCATCAGGAGTATTAGTGTAAACACCTGCATCTTCGATTCTTCCTACATAATAATAATTAATTTGTGTGTCAGTTGTATTAGGTGTTTGATATAATGTAATAGTAACATTTGATAAATTTCTTCTTACATAATATTGACTTGGTGTACCTTGAGATGTTTTGTTTGGTAAATTTTCATATTCCGATCTAGATATTTTTGTCATGCTTGTATCTGTACTACCATTTCTAAATACAAGTTCTAATACATCTGAAGCATCAGAGGGTGCTGTGTAAGTGTCAGTCCCCGCAGTTAAATTTGTTGTGTTATTTTTTACTTTCCAAAGGTGAATACCTCGGTTTCCCCATTCAGAGAAAAGTAAATTAAGATTATCTCTTGCTGCGGATAGTTGATATCCAGTACGCACATCCATACCACAACGAGCATAGGCACGCTCAACAAGCCTATCAATACTTAAATCGAATGATGTGGTTCCCGAGGTAGCCATAAATTATTTTTTCTTCTTGTTTTTCTTCTTTACTTGTTTTTTTGCTTTACCGCCACGTTTCATAGCAACAGGCTTACCGCCTCTTTTCATGGCTTGTTTTTTCATTGGTCCCATGTTTTTTCTCCTTTTTAAAAAGTTTTTCGTAGTCATTTTGCCGAGTTTTTACGACATCATCATAATACTCAGTTGGCCAATTTTTATAATAACCTATCTTATGTAGTTTGCAACTTGCTTCATACAGCTGTTTGTATTTTTGCACAAGCATCATACTGTACATATACTCAGGTTCCCAATCACACTCCTCATGTGGATTTACAAGAAATTCTTGTTCTTCTACAGTAGCAGGGTTGCTGGGATGAAACCCCATAAAATATACATCTCGTTTATTATAGGTTTTATTGTAAAAATCTATCTTATCTTGAAATTGTTCAGCATCATATTGTTCCCAATAAGGGTCACAAAATATAATAATATCGTGTTGTTTTTTATTCCAATCCTTTAATACATTTGTGAGATGCTTCTCATATTTTGTTTTATCAGGTCTCACCTCTATACGAAGCTTATTATCTCTTCTCCATTTTGCAGCAAAAGGACATGCTGGGAAACCTAAATGTTGATTCATTGGTTCTAAGACATTCTTAGACCAATTGATTACATCACTTTTTATTTTTTCTGCTAGTTTTTTTCGAGACAATTGTTTTTACATTAGTGGGTTTTCCACCTGGATTGCCAGCAGCACGTTTTCTTCGTACTGCTGACGCTTTCTGAGATGTGCTCATACCTCTAGCCTTAGCTATTGGAACACATTTTGGATATTTTCTTTTTGAACCTTTAGACCTACCGCAGGGTTGGTATTTACCATCTTTTTTAGGTGCACCTATGTCCACCCATTTTTCTTTCACCCAAGCACGTAAACCTTTTTTTGCCATTACCAGATTTGGTTATAAATAGCCCATAGAACAACTAATACAAAAACACCAGCAATTGCCTTGCCTTTTTTGTTTAAGCCATTCCACTTATTCCATAATTTTACCATGATTTACCTCCTTAACTGAGTGTGGTTTCTTTCCTACGTATTACTCCACCACAAGCAGCAGCTATAATTTTACCGCCTCTGGCTTTTCTATTTGCAGAAACTTGTTTTCTAGATTGAGATATTTCGTTTACAGATCCACCGAATGCTTTCTTCTTTGGCTTCTTTTTACCACCAGGTGTTATTTTTCCAGAACATACTCCACTAGCATACATATTAGCATATGCGCTAGGGTAGACTGAAAATTTACGCTTTGCGGCGGCTTTTCCTTTTGCGCAAAGTTTTCCCATTTTTTTTACCTCCAGGTTTCATGATTTGTTGTTTCATTTGTGCACGTCCTATAGCCATTAAAACTCACTATAGTTTTTAATTAGAAATTCTTCCATCCAAGCCATCTTTTCATCAATTGCTTGAATT